CCGGAGCAGGACAACCTTTTCATCCACATTCAGACCCAGCTTCATGATATAGGTTGTGGTATGTCCATCCAATTCCAGGTCTACTGTGAAATCAGAAACCAGGCTTGAAAGAACCAGGAACTTCGATGTCAGAACCATTTTCTGATCAATCTGAATTTTCAACGGCGATAGACTTATGACTGTTCCGAATAGGAACGTCGAAGGCATTGAAGCATAGAAGGCTTCCATAGCTGCACGCTTGACCAGTTCAACGTTATTCACCAGCGATTAGTCCCCCTCGTAAAGTCAAGTCCATAGTGTGATGGTCTTCCTTGAATGTGTGTTTGACCTTTTCCACGATCATATAATTTTTTACGATCATATCCCCCAGGTTCAGACAAACTGGAACTAACGATCCACCACGGACACGAATGTCACCCCAGGCGTTATTGATCGAAAGCGATCTGGTCTTTTGATTATAAAGTCCCAGCAAAGCGTTCGCCTTGGCTGCGCCGATGCTGGGATTGTCGATCTTATCATAATATTGAAGAACGCCCCATTCATTTATGTGTTCGCTGTCCTTCGCAATATAAATTTCACGCTTGCCTGTTTCTTTGTTGTCGTATGCTAATTTGATCTGATTATACGTTTCGCCATCGATACTTGATTCATAGTTAAAATTTTCAGCCGTTTCGGAATCGATCAGAAGATCAAGCTTCATATCTTCGATGTTTGAAAGAGCCAGCTTTCCAAAATCGTCATATAAAACGAAAAGCTTTCCCGTGTTTTGCGTCGTTATGTCCAACGCATTATTCGCAATATCAAACAGCGTCGTATTGTCTTCGGATCGGGCTTCGATTACCCAGCCCGTATCGGCCAGTGTTCCACATTGCAGTTTATAATCTGCCGCTTTTTTCTTGATCACCTGGGTTGCAGTCATATTTTCATAGACACAGGTGTCTTTGTTTTTGAAATATCGAAGCTGATCGTATGCGGTAACAGAAAGCATCTGATCTTTGTCACGGCCTTTTTTAAACACAAAACCATAAAAAATATTATCCGTTCCAAACTTAAAGCGAACGGGGTTGCCTTCCACGAAATTAATGATCCCATCCTTAACGACATCGAAGGTCAGCTTCCCTGGTGATCCCTTTCGTGCGGTTTCCCATGTTATCCCTTCCGGCACAACGGGCTGATATAAAACGCCGCCGTTCTCGATTAAAAGTTCAATATTCACATTGAACCCCCTATGAAGGCAAGATCAAAGTCTGATCCGCATAAATTAAATTCGGACTTACGATCTTATCCTTGTTCAAGTCATAAATTTCCTGCCACCGTGATCCGTCACCCAGCTTTAATTTTGCGATATTCCACAGAGAATCGCCAGATTTGACGATATATGTGGAAACTTTCGGGGCGGATGTTGCTTCCCTGGGCTGGTTCACCGTGGCAGTCACCGCAGTGGACGTGGACATTACTGAAGTTGAAACCTTCAGCAGCTTCGTCCCATACGCTTTATATTGAAGAAGCGAAATCGCAACGTTCAGGTCAAGGCCGTTTTCAGCATCTTCAGTGACAGAATATTCTTCAAGGCTGACAGTCATATTGGTATCAAAAAGCAATGACCCCGATGGGGTTGTTCTTGAACAGATAAATTGAAAAGGCTTTTTTTCGGTCTTCAGAAGTTCAAACAGGTTCAAATAATAATCAGCAGTTTTGAACCCGTCAGGATAATTTGCAAATGGATGTTTGACCTGGGGAATAAGAAGATCGAATTCAACCCCTGTCAGCCCTGGGGACTTTAGAATATTGACTTCACCTTCGTTTATCAGATTGATCGTTTTATTTTGATTCTTAACTTTCAATTTGAGTTTGGAAGGTGTGACGGGCATCTGTACCCCGCCCATGTAAAGCAGATACGACATTACGCCACCCCTTCCGCAGTCGTTTCAAGGATTTCAGTGAAGTCCTTTGTCCACTTACCCATAACCCCATCAATGTCCATGTCAGAATTAATGGTGTTGTGGTTCGTCTGCTCGATCCTGATTTCTGCCGTTGTGAATCTGTTGACCGCATCCCGTTCAGCAATGTCCCGCATATACTGCAAGTCTTCATCTAGGCTGTCCATGGAATTGGCCATTTTTGCTGTATTCGCTGCCGTCTTTACCGCAGCATCTTCAGCGGCTTCGTTCTTTGCTATCACGATCTTCGCTTGACGGGCTTCTGCTGCCGTTGCAGCGTCGGTCTTCATGTTCGATAGTTTCACACCACGGGAAGCCGCAGCAGCTGTCACGTCAGACCCCATCTGTGTCAGAATGGCGTTCCTGTTCTGCTTCGCTGCTTCATTTTCAGCCGCAGCCGTTGAAGCAAATGTCATGCCACCGATCAGATCAATATTGACACCAGGAATCTTATTCAGTAACCCGATGAAATCATCTATGATCTTGATCCCGTCATTAACCATATTTTGAAGGTGTGTCAAAACATCAACCTTCATGTCACCTATGGAATTCGCAATAACTGTGCCGCCCGTAGCGACCTTCAGCCAGAACATATCCCACATATTCATTACCGAATAGACACCTGACATGAAGCCGATCTGGACGCTTTCCCATGCGCTTATAAAGACATCACAGAAAATCAACCAGGCAACCTTGATCCCGCCGACGCTCTGAATCCATTTATATATGATCGCTATGATCACACCGATTGCCAAGGCAATCCACAGGATCGGGTTCGTCAGCATAGAGATCATCAAAGCCTGATTTGCCGCAACCTGAAGCCAGGTGACAGCCGTTTGAATAGCCATTGCCGCCGAATAGAACGCAACCGCAGCGGCCAGACCATAAAAGATAGGTTCAAGCGTTGACCACTTGTCATATATCCATTGTGCGCCCTTGCCGATGGTTTGAATAACGGGGTTGAAGGTTTTAAGAAGGGTATTTCCAACGATCGTTCCGACCTGACTGAAGGTCATAGGAATCTTTTTGAAAGCTGCGTCGGTCTTATCTGCTGCGCTGAACATAGCGTTCTTGATAATATCAGCTGTGATCAATCCGTCAGCAGACATTTCCCGCAGTTGTCCCGTCGTTTTGCCTGTGTACTTTGCGATCGCCTGTGCAAGCATCGGGGCGTTTTCCATGATGGATCGGAATTCATCACCCTGAAGCTTTCCGGCAGCCATTGCCTGTGTCAGCTGGTACATTGCAGAAGTTTGTTCCTGAATACTTGACCCACCGATAACAAACTGTTTATTCATCTGTTCCGCAAAGGACACGATTTCTGCTGTATTCTTAAAAGCACTTCCGGCTAGAATTCCAAGTTTTCCAACAGCTGCCGCCGTTTCGGTATATGAACCCCTTGAAGCGTTCGCCGATCGCATGATCATATTTTGCAGCTGTTCAGTAGTCTGAAGGCCGTCGTTCATCAAATTTAATCTTGCAGTGGTGGAAGTCATTTGATCAGCCAGACCGATGATCTTGTTGATTCCAAAGGCTACGCCAATACCCGCAGCGATATTTCTGACTTTTTCCATTAAACCATTTGCAGCTGAACCGCCGTCCTGCATACCTTTGTTGAATTGCTGCTGGGAATTCGATGCTTTCTTGATGGCCTGGTCAACCTGTTCGACTGAAGAATCGACCCTGTTCAATTCCACCTTCGTGGCCTGAATATTCGTTGTATTAAAAGCGTTTTGTGAAACTCTTTGAACTGATTCAAAGCTGTTTGTGACCGTACTGATTGCCTTGTTTATACCTTTAGATGGCGAAGATACTCCATCGAACAAATGAATCGCTGTTCTAATCGTTCCCATATTCCACATCACCGCCTTTTCGTAATATGAAGCAGGGCTGATAATTCAACCCCGCTTCATTTTTGGATTTTTCTTTCCTGTTCTTTGTCTTTTTCCATTTTAGTTTCAATCGCCGCTACGATAAAAGCCCTTTCTTCCCTTGGAAGCGCAAGGTATTCGGAAGGGAACTTATGAAATTTGTGAAGGCAATAGTACACGATATTTGCTTCACTATCACCTTCACTGATCAGTTTTTTGCGTCTTCCACCTGATCTTCAAAAGTAGTGTCGAATCCGCAGACCGCCTGAACTTTGGTCAAGTAGTCAGCATATTCACCAGGGGTCAGCATGGTTTTAAGTAGCACGTCTGAACCCATAACCTTGTAGCTGTTTTGCAGTTCAGCATCGTCCAGCTTCGGGAACACGGTGCATCGTGCCGCCAGCTTTCCCAAGTAAAGATCATAGTCCGTTTCCCTGGTAAATTGATTCTTTTTCCCAGGGACGGGGACACGCTTTGCACAGGATTTCCGCAGTTCTTCATCTTCTGTGGAAGTGATGCAGCAGATTTCCCAGGGAATCGGTGTGCCGTCATCATCCACGAAGCGTTTTGACACAACGTGGATGATGTTTTCGGCTTTTATTGCGTTTTGCGAAAGGAATGAAGATAAACCGCCCATGTTATTTACTCCTTGGTTTCAAAAATTTTTAGATCATGCCGGACAGATTTGTGAATTCTTCGGGAAGCTCAAAGTCTTCGTATGTGAAGTCCATGTCTTCGTCCAGATATTCGCCATCAGCGTCGAACTTCGAAAGAACGCCGCCATCCATGTTGCAGTCCTTCAGGATCACGGTCTGTCTGCCGACACTGGATGTGGGGTCTTCATTCGTGACCTGAATGTCGAAATACACATCTTCCCCTGATTCCTTGAATCTGCGAAGCAGTTTGCGGAAGATGCTAGTGTTGTAGTGGAATGTTGCCGATCCCGTGCCAGACCAGCCAGTTGATTTGTTCCCCTTGCCCGTCTTTCCCAGGATCGGGACTTTGGTTTTCGATTTGTCAAACTTCGCTTCCAGCTTGATGGCTTGCATGAAATTATATCGTGTGCCTTCGATAGTCACGAAACATTCAGCAAGGGAAGCACTAACGGCATCTTTTGCGTTCATTATAGGCATATCGTTTCACCCCTTCCTATTACTGCACAACGACAGTCATGTAAAGCTGCCCCATTGCGTTCGTCGGTGTCACCTTGTCACTGACCGCAACAGCCTTTTTCGTGCTGCCAGCTGCCACCGTGATGTCTTCAGGGCTGAAGTCTTCGATAGCCTGAAGCTTCTGCATATCCTGATGATGCTTCACGATGTCGTTCCAGAAGCTGATTCTGCCGGAAGCATTGTTCGGGATTTTGCCAAGATATTTGCTGTTGAAAATAACAGCAATATCCGTCCCGATCTGATCCAGAACCCTGATGCTTTGGTTGTTTGCGAAATCGGATGACTTTTCATCCGTGAAGCTGACGAACGTGTTGATGTCTTCCAGAACCCTGACCTGACCGTTCACGTTATGGAACATGAACTTTCCGGCATTGATTCCGGCTTCAAGCTGCGCCTGGGTGTACGCCGTGTCGATGCTGAATTCGCCGTCATAAATACGGTTCATGTTGCTTTTGTTGATCGCACATCCGGCTTCAGCACCAAGCACCCAATAAACCGCAGAAGGATCAGCAAGCGATCCGACCAGACCGTTTTCAACGGAAATGATCCCTTCATGATCCGGCGTGACGTATTTAAACACGACGCACTGGAACTTGACACCGACTTCATCACGCATCCTTTTTGCGAAGTTGGAATAAAGGGCTTTGATTGTGTCGCTCGTGGACAGGCATCCCAGGGCATTGAAAGAATAGCTTTCAATCGCATCAAGGAAGGTCTGATATGTGCCGTCCTGAACAGCACCGTCAGTGCCGTCAGCCAAAGATGTTCCGGCAGTCACTTCGATCGATGCACCTGATTTGAAGGTCACATAATCGTTTGCGACCAGTCCCGCCATCGTGACAACCGTCTGCGTGTCAACCAGCATAGTCCCAAGGAATGTGCTGACATCGTAAAGTGGAGCTTCAGCGGTGTATGCTTCATTGTGTTCAATGACGATCTTCAGATCGTTGCCCCTTACGCCTTTATATTTCGCATCGGCGAATGTGCAAGTGGCCTTTACGCCGCCAGTATTCAGCTTATAAAAATAAGCCTTTTTGATGTTTTTGAACAGGTCACGCAGACCTTTCAATTCGGAAGCCGTGTATGCGTATCCGAAGATTTTCATGGAATCCTTCAGAAATTCGTCAGCTTCGACCGCAAAGACTGCGCCGTCGATTCCCCACTTCAGCACCAAGCCGATGGCAGCAATGCCACGTTCGGACAGGGCAGCCGAAGCCTTGGAAGCACTGACAAAATTGATGTACGATCCAGGAAGGACTTTATTTTCCCCGATAAAAGTACCGCCACCAAGCATAAATTTTCACCTAACCTTTCAAAAATTTTTCGACCAGGGCATCAACGTCATTTAAGGCGTATGTCTGATCCTCTTTAAGAAGCGCACCCAGCAGATCACGTCTGTTACTGTATCGCTTCATTTTTAAAACCCGTTCTTTGCTGAAGACAACGGGGTCAGTCCCCGCCTGGACTTCAGCGTTCTGTTTCTTGTCTGCCATATCAATCACCCTTTCAAATCGGTTGTCAC